CATCTCTCTCTCTAAATAATATAACGCCTTTTCTAAATCTTTAATCTCATCCTCACCCTCTTTTTTTCCGGCTCGGCTAACATACTTAATTATATTACCTCTGTTAAAGTTTAGGTTTTGAGCCTCTATTAATTCTATAGGCTGTATTTTTGCCCTGTAGTGATTATTGTGCATAAGGTATAAAATAGTTATTTGTTAAATTCATTCTCTCAATCTCTGAAGTATAAATAATTGCATTCTTCCTAAGGCTTTCATCTTTCATCTGCCGGTATGGTCCGTTGTCATTATCTCCATAAGGACTACCGGTGTGGTGTGCAGTTCCAATGTCTATGTAAGCGCAAAGGACTTTTGATTTATGGCATCTGTAAGTATATTCGCCATCCTCTAATCCATAAGGATTATAAAGAACATTAAAATATCCCACCTTATCTAATAAACTGATATTAAAAAAAGTACAGCCAAATATCGTATCACTGGGGATGAAGTTCTTACCATTAATAGTTTGCTTTGCGCTGGGTAAATGCTCTACTGAGTGAATAGCTAAATACTGATGCTGTTCTCCTATTGCCTGGTATGTTTCATAAAATTCCTTTAGCCAGTTTTGTGGTAAATCAATATCATTACCGATATTACAAATAAAGTCATACTCTAAATGTTTAGCCATATTCCAAAGGAAATTAAACCCTGAAGCTACACCTACATTTTCTTTCTTCTTAATGTAGTAAGTTACATCATTAGATAACAAACTAACCACACCATCAGTGCTACCCTGATCTAAAGCAAAGAAATCAAAGTCAATTCCAGCTTTAGCCCTCGCATTAGTTATAGTATCTTTAGTTAGTCTTTCCCTGTTTAGTGTTATAAAACATACCGCTATTTTCGGCTGATTTGTACTGCTCATTTATTACTTGTATATCCCAATTTAACAATGTGTTTAACCTATAATGATTCGTGCCTATTTCATGTGCTGGACTTCCAACCACTTTAGCAAATGGCTCAATTAAACTCTTTTTAGTGATTACTGATCCCATACCTACCATACTACCTCCACCAACTAAACTAAACTGATGTAAGGTGCAGTTTATCCCTATGTTTGTGTAATTACCTATCTTGCAATGTCCGGCCATTACCGTATGAGCAGATATGATACTGTTTGCCCCTATATGACCATCATGGCCTATATGTACCCCTTTCATAATAAAGCAGTTTGATTCTATTATAGTAGGTAAATATATTCCTGAATCTATAGTTACGTTGCCCGTAATTATTGTGCCTTTGCCTATTATTACCCCCATGTTTACTTTATCATAATACTTAGTATGCTCAGGTGGTGCCCCAATTATACAGTAAGGCCCTATCTCTACATTATCCTCAATCTTTACATTGGGATAAACTAATGCTGTTGGATGAATCTTTATCATAAGCTGTTAAATAAATCTTCTCTTACTTTGTTTACTGTTTTTATATGATACTTATCTTTTACTGATTCATAAAGGGCCTCCCCTAAATCAGCTTCATAAAACTTGCTCTCGCTTATTTTCTTCATGGCTTTAAACCATCCGTTCCCTTGTGCTTCATCTACCTTTAGGCAGTTGGTATCATTTATTATTAAACTATATGGATGAATATTACTTACTATAACTGCTTTCTTCTTAAATCCAGCTTCCAACATTTTTAACTCAGATTTGCACCGGTTAAATTCATTCTTCTTAAGTGGTATTAGTACAGTAGTGAAGAAATCATATAGCTTACCATAATTGTAAACATCCTGCCCATCAATCCTAACATACCTATCATATTTGCCACCTGTAAAGATCTCCTCAAACTGATCCCAAATAGCACTCGGATAATAACCACCTAAAGCTAAACTGTAATTATTATCTCTTGCAGACCTCAGACTATTGCTTAATAGTTCTAAGTCTGACCAGTGATTAACACCTCCACACCATCCAAAAATAGTGTGTTGATTTATTACTTTGCTTTCAGTTTTCCATTGTGGCTGTTCCGGATCAATAGCATTAGGTGCAATGGCTATATTTTTATTGAACTTCTTTAGTTTATTAGCTAAATAGCTGTGAGTAGTTATAACTGCTGCTGCATTCTCAGCTAACCTAATCAGTTTACCTGGTATGTCATAATATCTATAACTCCCATAAAGTAAATGGTCCTGAGGTAAGTTCCATAAGTCATCAAAGTCAATTACATATTTTATACCTAATGCTTTTAATCTTTGTATCTGTGCATCGGAATCAACTATACCATTTAATCGGTTAAACCATACAATCTCAAACTCTTTTAATTGAATGTCTGACATTGCATCTAATTGACTGACCTGTGCTAAATCAAAACCTTTAAGATGATGAAGTGGTATCTCAATCCGGTGGTAAGTACACCCATCTACCTTAGTAGGTACAATTGCTAAAATTTTTTTCATTCCGTAGTTGTTAGTTCTTCACCAGTTAAAGCAAAGTATAGGTTTTGTAATTGGTGAACGTATTTTAATTCTATTGGAGGGTATATCCTGCAAACATATTCGTTTTTAGATTCAATTGGTTTTACACTTTCTCCCTCTAAGTATAAAATCCATTCATATTTATCTGTATTTTCACAATCCAAACAAATTCCGTTTAAATCAAATTCGCCCCAACTGTTTGAGTTAAACCCAAACTTCAACAACCATTCTTCTGTTAATGGTATAGGACTTAATAAATCCTCATTAATCGAATAATCAAAAGCAGTAAACTTAATTTCTGTTTTACTTACTTTGACATAATTGCCAATCCTTATTTCGCTTAGTTTCATTCTTCGTAGTTTATATAATTAAGTAATCTCCTTTATTCTGTGTTAAACTGTTTAAACAAGCATATCTCAAACTATCAATGGCATGGTTATTAAAGTCAATAGGTTTAGGAAGTATATTACCATCCTTATCTTGCTGCCATTGGTAAGCCCTTAATTCTTTAATTAGATTTAAACTGTTTTTAGTTACGTTTAACTTATGCTGCCTAATTAAATCAATACCGGCTCTTATGCTGTCCGGTCCTTTTCTCGCCCCCTCTACTGCCTTATATCCGTTCCTGTAAATATCCTCAATACTCTTCGGCTCTGCACTGTCAGCTATTATCTTATCATACTCATTCATCCCAATGGCCCTAAATCGCTGTGTTAAGTCTGAATTGGTTAGCCCTGTTTGATAAATCAACTCATCCACAAATAACTCACCATTCATACGGTAAACAGCTACCAGTGCAGCCGGATCAGAACTAAATCCAAAGTCTAAACCATAGGCAATAAACTCAGCATCTTTAGGAATCCTATCTACCTGGTTAAATTCAAAGATAGTATTTTGTAAGCTTCCTAACTGCCCTAATCCGTAAACTTTCCACCAGTTGGACCAATAGGCTGATGTTTCTGCTTTGTCCTTAGCTTTCTCAATCTCCCTAACAATAGCCTCATCAAGTGCCTCGTTATCTTTGTAAGTAAGTATAATAAAGTCAGAATCATTGTCGTTTAATAAATGCTCATGCACCCAAAATTCATGACTGGGATTATAATCCAAATAGATAAAATTCTTTGTACGAATTGACAGTTGCTGATATGATTCAAAGCTAATGTTATTGCACTCATTAATAAATAAAACATCCCTCCTGGCACCTCTTAACTTATCCGGTTGGTCAGCACTAAAGAACTCAATAAAACTGTTATTGGTGAACTTGTATTTTAAACTGGATTTATTCCAGCGATCCTCTTTAAAGTTATTAGTCCACATCATAATCTTTAAGAAGTCTTTAATCGCCCCTCTCTTTAAATGTGGTATGCTTTCAGATACTACACTAATCTCAGTCATTGGCTTTTGAATAGCATAGGTAATAAGTAATGGAAGTATGCTAAATGTTTTGGAAGATGAAGTTACGTGCCACCCTGCACAATACGAATCCGTTTACGCAGGGTGGCTATTTTTTTTTGAGCAGTTGTTTTTCTAAACATTTTTATATTCCCATTTATATCCGTAGGCTGTTTTATATTTTTTTTGATTTTTACAACATTTTATAATTCCAAAACTATTATAATTTAATTGTTTACAAGCTTCATTTATACTTCCCCATTCTTTAATAATATTTCCTTGTAAATCTTTTTGGAATATTTGTTTTGAGCATTTATTTTCTATGCCTTTTTTATAAACTTGTAATCCATTTTTTACACTATGCTGTATATTTTCCTTAGCTGTAACCCATTCTAAATTTTCAACTCTATTATCATTTTTTATACCATTAATATGGTTTATAAATGGTTTATTTTCTGTATTAGGTATAAATGCTTCTGCAATTAATCTATGAACAAAAACCATCTTTTTTTTATTTTTATTTAATTTTATATGAAATATTAAATATCAATTAACATCATCAAACCCTTTAGTCCAATAATTTGTTTTATCATTATAAATATAACCATCTTTAGTTACACTAATCTAAAATTACTTGCTCCTCGTTGTTCTGACTATACATTGTAGTATTTTGGTGGATAAATTAATAAATGACTTCCTATATCGTAGTTTCTTGCTTTTCTATCTTTAAATACTTTATAATCACTATCCCAGTGTTCCTGACTTTCAGTTTTTCGGTATTGTTCATCGTATTCAGCCAATCCCCATGCAGGATGCCTATTTGTAAATAATACTTTAAGGTCTCCCATGTACTCATACTTACCAAGCATCCAAGCCACTTCTGTTGCTTCAACATCGCACCATAAAGATTTATAGTCAGGGTGGTAAATATAATTGAATCTCTTGTAATATTCAGAACCCATTATACTCATGGTCATAATGTTGGATTTTTGATTGCCGTCTGAGTAATGAAGAACCTGATCATAGTTTCCTCTGAAATCCTGCCTTATAATATTATCAAAACCACGTATTTCAAATACCATATCGTCTGAGGTATTGATTAAAATATCCCACCCATCAAACAAGTCCATATCACGATTTATAGCATCTATTTTATTTTTTGAAGTTCCACGAACAATAAACACATTATCGTCAGGATAATTGAACCCAAACATACTTTCGTCATCTTCATCAATGCTTACTAATATAGTATAATTCATTGATTGACAAAGCATTATGATGTTTTCAATTGCTTTCTTTGCCTTTTGAGGTCTTGAGCGTGTTGCTAATTTAAAAAGTATATGTTCGTTCACTTTTCAAAATTATAAAAGATTTTATCACTTTGCAATTCATTAATAAAAACTTTTCTATTTTCTTCTATTAACTTTGCTTTTTTATATTCAGGAATACTTGATTTGTGTTCCATGTTATAATCCATAGCAAACAAATATTCTTTTGTTCGTGATAATTGTTGATAAGGCGCATAGGTGAAACCAGCTTTATAAATACGGTTAGAGTAGCCAGCATGTTCAAATCCATACTGCCCATAGTCAGAATTTAAATAACCTACTTTATTGAGTACCTCTTTAGTAAGAAACATAAACACCCCACCGCAATCTTGATATATTTCTATATCGTCTTTTATTATAATTTTATTATGTATTTTAGTTAGGTATAATAAATGATTCTGTTTTGAGTTAATAAAGTAGTCAGCCCATCCCTCTTTTACCGGGTAGCAGTCATCGTCAAACAAAAAAATATAATCGTTATCTTGCAAAGTTTTCAAATTTTGATTTTTTGAATAAGCAACTCCATGATAATGTACATCTTCATGAATGTGTAAATGATAATTATTAGGCTTTACTTTTTCAAACTCTTTAAGCCATTTATCAATGTATTCACTTCTATTTGGTGTGCTTGTTACACCAATTCCAATACTAATTCTTGTTTGCGTTTCTCTGTCCATGTGTTTAAATTGTAGTTTTTATTCGTATATTCTTTTAATTTTTCTGCATAATCCTGGCGCATCTGTGAGCTTTCAGTTAATTGCTTAATTGCTTTTATCCAACCATGATAATCTAAATTATCAACAAATATTGCAGTATCTTTTGGGAAAATGTTATAAGGCTTTACGTTTGAAACTATTGCAGCATTTCCATGAGCAGCAGCTTCTAATAGTTTAATTTCAGACTTACCCTCTG